CTTATAAAACAATACGCAATAGGATTAGAAAAACAAATACAACTGAACATAAATAAAAGATGAGCAAGATAAACGTAAGAAGTCCTTACTATATACACGATACTGTAAGCAACCTAACTACTGATAGGATAGATATATACATATATACAGGAACGAAAACAACGGATAGACCCACAGACCCAACATACCAATTAACAAGTAACGCAATAGACGACAAAGTAACGTTTGAAATTAGTGAACTTATAAAGGATTATTTTAGTAATAATTTTGATGGAGTTTACCAAAGTGATTTCTTTTGGATTGATTACGAAATATTTAGGTCTGTTAGTGGTGGTGCTTTTGCAAGTCAGGGTGTTGTTCAAAGAAAAGGGTTTTACGGTTATGGTTTTTTTGAGGATGGTGTAAATCCACAGAACAATAGTGGATTATTACAGACCAATACTAAAATTGTTAAGTTAGACGATGCACCTGCTGTAATTCCTGTTGATACTTCAAAGACAACGCAAGTAACATACGAATTAAACGGAAGTCAAGTTTATACTAAAGCTATAAGTAGTAGTTTAGAAAGTGATGAGCAGATAGAATATGTCACAAGCGGCGTTAACGGCGCTGATGAGTTTGAGGATAGGGTAATACAAGATGGTGGTACTTTTGAGGATAGCGTATGTTTACAGGAGTTTGTAGATGACTTTACTCTTTTTGATTTTGATACTATATATGTGGATACTACTGACGGAGTAATTAAGCTGACCGTAGAAAATGTAGAGGAATGTAAATACCAACCTTACAAGGTAACGTTTATTAATAAGTTTGGTGCATTACAAGACTTATGGTTTTTCAAGCGTACAAATGAGGTGCTATCTACTAAAAAAGAAGAATACAAACGTAATACGGTATTAGATGGTAGTTACAACATAAGCAAACACCAACAAAAGCTATTGACTAAAAACGGTAAGGAGAAGCTAACGCTTAACACAGGTTTTTATCCTGAAGCGTATAACGATGTATTCAAAGAAATGCAGTTAAGTGAAGATTGTTGGATTGAAATAAACTCACAGACATTACCGATTAATATAGCAAGTAGTAGCTTGAATTATAAGACACACTTAAACGACAAGCTAATAAATTACACTATTGAAATAGACTTTGCCTTTGACACGATAAACAACATACGTTAATGCAGATAATTGAATTATATATAAACGACACTAAAGTAGATTTATTTGAGGATGAGAGCGTAAGCATCACAGATAGTATCCAAAACGTCAAGGATATAAGTAAGATATTTACTGCCTTTAGCCAACAATTTAATTTACCTGCTTCAAAGACAAATAATAAGCTATTTAGACATTATTACAATTATGATATATTAAATGGGTTTGATGCAAGGTATAAAGCGAATGCAGAAATAAAGCTAAACGGTGTTACATATAAAACGGGTAAGATTAGACTAAACGAGGTTAGTTTAAAAAATAACATACCATATTCTTATAAGGTTGTTTTCTTTGGCGATACAATAGAGTTAAAGGATTTACTCGCAGAGGACTTATTAAGCGAACTTATATTCCCTGAAAGTTTAAACTTTGAATACACCGCAGCCAATGTTAAATCGAAACTGCAAACGGGTCAAACGGATGTACTTGTTCCTTTAATAACCCACAGTAGAAGATTTCAAATAAATAACAATAGTAAATACAGAAGTTTAATAGGAGACAATAAACTGTCTTACGCTGATTTAAAACCCGCAATTAGGGTTACTAAAATAATACAAGCTATTGAAAACAAATACGGGTTAGAGTTCAGTAATGACTTTTTAAATAGCTATCAATTCTATCAACTGTATTTGTGGCTACATAGAAATGAGGGGTACATATCCAACTCAAGTGAGGGTGGGGGTATTAATTCATTAACTAACCGCTTTTTTCAACAAGACACCCCAAGTCCAAGTTGGACAGTTATAGCACCCGATACAGACCAAAGACCATTAACGCCCGTTAGTGAGTATTCTAAATATGAGGGAACTCTTACTATAAACACAGGGGGAAACACAAGTGAGTACACCGCTTTAGTAGTTACAAGTGATGGCAACACATTAGGGCAAATAACAACAACGGGGGACAGTACATTAGACTTTGAAATATACGGTAATAATGCGGGTACTGCTGACTTTAATGTTATTGTTCAAAGTACAAACACCTTTACAATTAACCAAACCTTAACTATTAAGGAGTTTGCTTGGGATGAGGGAGACCCTTATGGTGGTGGGCCAAGTGGTGGGTTTTGGATACAAATAGGCGAAAGCGACTATTCTGCGGACAGTAACGATATATCAAACGAATTTAGGATTGCAGAGAATATGCCTAAAATGAAAGTCTTTGATTTTCTTATAAACCTGTTCAAGATGTTTAATTTGACGGTATATAAAGAGGATGGTGTTCTTGTAGTTAAACCATTAAATGACTTTTATAACGAGGGGGTAAGATACGACATTACTGATTATGTAGATATGTCGCAAAGTAGTGTATCCAAGTTACTACAATTTAAAAACATAGATTTTAGGTTTAAGTCTAAAAAAACACAGTTAGTTAAATTATCGGATGAGGTACAGGGCGTTGAATTTTCTCAAGAGGGTTACGGTAATGACGAATGGGACGGTGGCGATTACAAGATAGAAGTAGACTTTGAAAAAATGATGTACGAGAGGTTAACCGATACTTACGTTAACCCCGATGTATTAACCCCTATAACGCAAGGTACTTTTGTTGATGAAAAAGGAGAGCCAACAATAGGACAACCTTTATTACTTTATTGCATAAATACGAGTTTAGGAAGTTATGACATAGAATGGAATGAGGATAGTGTAAACTTAACGACATACAATAGACCAAGTCAAGTTCCTGCAAGTGGAAATATAGTTAGTCTAAATTTTGGTTTAGAAATGGACGAACACACACGACAAGTTGAGGGCACAAACCTTTATGCTGAATACTATAATGACTATGTTGTAAGTTTATTTAATCCAAGAGGTCGAAAAGTAAATTTAAGTGCTTACCTACCATTACATATTATACTTAAATACAACCTAAACGATAGGTTTATAATTAGTGGTAAGGCGTATAAAATAAACACTATAAAAACAAACCTACTAACCAACAAAAGTGATTTAGAGTTAATTAACGAACTATTAAGCATTACAGATTTAGAAAACGCTGTAAACCCTAATGCACCGAGAGTGGCACAACCAACAGTTACAACTAAAGATGCAAGTAGTATAACGTTATCTTGGGATGCGGTTAGCGGTGTTACAGGATATAAACTTTATATTGATGGAGTTTACGACCAAACCGTATTAGGTACTGCTCATAAGTTTAGTCCTTTAGAAAGTGGCATAACATACAAGTTAGGGGTACAAGCGTCATATACAAACTTTGATGCACCAATAACAAACACAATAGAAACAACTGACTAAAATGATTAAACTAATATTAGATAGCTTAAAATACGTTAATGGCGAAACGGAAAACATCCGCATAGCACAAGGTAAATACAAACTACCTACAACATTAAAAGAGGGTTACAAAGCATTAAAACGAGAAATAAAATGGCAATAAAAAAAACAATAGTAATTAAAGTAGAAAATGAACAAGCCAAAAAAGCTGTAAATGATTTAAATAATAAAATAAATCAAACTACTAAAACAGCACAAAAAACAGATAAAGGTTTTAAAGGTGTTTTTGCAGGTATGAAAAATGCAATACTTGGGGCTATACCTGCTTTAAATGCTTTAAGAACTGCATTAATAAGTACAGGGGTTGGTGCTATTGCTGTTGCTGTAGGAACTCTAATTACAGGATTTGCGACTGCTACAAAAAAAGGTGCAGAGTTTGCTAAAGCATTATCTACTCTTAAAGCGGTATCAGGTGCAACCGCAGATGATATGAGTAGACTATCTAACCAAGCGAAAGATTTAGGTGCTTCAACTGCTTTTACATCTTCACAAGTTGTAGAATTACAAACCGAACTAGCAAAGTTAGGTTTTACTGTTTCAGATATACAAAATGCAACACCTGCTATTCTTGACTTAGCTGCTTCCTTAGATGTTAGTTTAGCAGAAGCTGCTACATTTGCAGGTGCTACAGTTCGTGCTTTTGGTTTAACAACTCAAGATACACAAAGGGTTGTAGATGTAATGGCTAAAAGTACAGCATCTTCTGCTTTAGATTTTATTTCATTACAAGAAGCATTAAAATTAGTAGCCCCTACTTCAAATGCTTTAGGTGTTAGTGTTGAAAAAACAACAGCACTATTAGGAGTACTAGCTGATACAGGTTTAAAAGGGTCTATAGCAGGGACAGGTTTATCTAAAACTTTTATTGAATTAAATAAAAAAGGTGTTACTTTAGAAACTGCTTTAGAAAAGGTTAGAAATTCAAGTAACGGACTAAATACTGCTATTAATTTGGTTGGTGTTGTTGGTGCTAAATCTCTTTTAAATCTAGCTAACGCAGGAGATAAAATTGGTGATTTAGAAGATAAATTTTTAGCTGCAGAGGGTGCTGCTAAAGGTATTGCTGAAACTAGACTAGATAATTTAGCAGGGGACACTACAAAACTTTCAAGTGCGTGGGAAGGATTTTTATTGCAAATTGAAGATGGTAGTGGAGGCTTAAATAAATTAGCAAGAGGAGCTGTACAATTTTTGACTAAGTCTATAACGTTTTTATCCGATGCTATAGATGTTACAGTTTTTACGTTCCAAGATGGTTGGGCAAATATAAAACTTTACACAAGTGGTGCTTCTGATGTATTAAGTGGGTTATTAAGTAAGCTAGGTAATGGAATTAAAAAGTTTGCAAATAATGCTTTAATACAAATAGGTAAAATTCCAATTATTGGACAAGCTATAGATGTTGAAGCTGCTAAACAAAGAGTAGACGAAGCAGCAGCTGCTATTGATGCTGCAGAACAAAAAATAGAGCAGGGACGTGATAAAATAAGAACTGCTAAATTAAATAATGATACAGCGTGGATAAGATATAGCGAACAAAAGAAAAGACAAGAGCAGGAATTAGAAGCTGTTAAAACTCAAAAAGCTTTAGAAGAACAACAGGAAAAATTAGATGAAGCAGATGAGGAGAAAAGAAAAAAACAAGAAGAACAAGTTAAAAAGGAGCGTGAAAAACTTAAAAAACTTAAAGAAAAGTTTACAAAAGCTGATGAAGATTTTGAAGATAAAAGTTTTGAGGAAAAAGCTAAACGCCAAAGACAACGAGCTTTAGCAGAACTAAATGCACTAAAATTAAACGAAACTGAAAAACAAGAGGCTAAAAAACAAATAAATGATTATTACAATAAACTAGAAGCTGATGCAAGACAAAAAGACGATGACGCTGCAAAAGCAAAAGAAGAAAAAGACCAAAAGGAAAGAATAGATAAATTAACACTTAACAAAGAATTTGAAAAACTTAATTTTGATGAGCAACGACAAACATTAATCGCTCAACGTGACTTAATAAATAATGACGAGTTATTATCACAAGAGCAAAAAAATGTATTATTAGCCGCTCTAGCTGAAAAAGAAAAAGAACTAGATGATAAAAAAATACAACAGAAATACGATGTTTTAGATGCTGTTGTATCTGTAGCAGGTGCTGAAACAGGTGTAGGTAAGGCTTTATTAATAGCTAAACAACTTTTACGAGCTAAAGAAGCTGTAATGGATTTAAAAAATATTACATTTAAAGGCAAAAGAGCAATAGCTGAAGCAGGGGTTAATGCAGCACAAAATGTTTCAGAAAGTTCTAAAATAGGCTTCCCTCAAAACCTTATAACTATTGCTGCTGCTTTAGGGCAAGGTATTAGTATTATAAGTTCTGTTAAAAATGCAGTAAAATCAACAGGTGCTACAGGGGGTGCAACAAGTGTGCCTAGTGTAACAAGCGGTGCAGCATCTCAACCCCCTAGCTTTAATATTGTAGGTGCAACTGAAACAAGCCAATTAGCTGAAGCAGTAGGTAGTCAAACACAACAACCTGTACAAGCGTATGTAGTTGCTAATGATGTTACAACCGCACAGAGTTTAGAAAATAATATTGTACAAGGTGCGACACTATAAATACAAAAAATAATAAAAAACATTATATAATAGTATGCGAATAGTAGAACTAATTTTAGACGAAGAACAAGAAATAGGTATTGAAGCTATTAGCGTAGTTGAAAGCCCTGCAATAGAAGAAGATTTTATAGCCCTAAAAAGCCAAGAATTTAAACTTGCAGAGGTAGACAAAGAGAAGCGTATTTTAATGGGTGCGCTATTAATACCTAATAAGCCCATATATAGACGTAATGGCGAAGATGAGTATTATATATACTTTTCAAAAGATACGGTCTTAAAAGCCTCACAAATGTACCTGATGCAAGGTAAACAAAACAATTCTACATTAGAACACCAATACCAAATTAATGGGCTTTCATTAGTTGAAAGTTGGATAGTAGAAGATAAGGTGCACGATAAAAGCGTAAAATACGGAATGGATTTACCTTTAGGTACTTGGGTTGGAAGTGTTAAGGTTAATAATGATAACATTTGGAACGAGTTTGTAAAAACGGGTAAGGTTAAAGGGTTTTCTATTGAGGGGTATTTTGCTGATAAAATGGAACGCCCTAAAGAACAAATAAAAGACGAATTAGCAAAGATAGAAGAAGAAGAAGCTGAATACTTGTTAAGTGAGATACGAGCCATTATTAAGAACGATAAGCGAGTAAAGGGTGGTAAGAAGATGGTTTTAGAAAGCTATTCAGATTATCCTGATGCGGTTAAAAACAACGCTAAAAGAGGTTTAGAACTAAACGAAAAGGTAAACAACAAATGTGCAACACAAGTTGGTAAGATACGAGCGCAACAATTAGCACAAGGCAAACCTATTAGTTTAGAAACGATAAAACGTATGTATTCTTATTTGTCAAGAGCAGAAGAATATTACGATGAAGGTAATACAGAAGCTTGTGGAACTATTTCATATTTATTATGGGGTGGTAAGGCAGGTTTACGTTGGGCCGAAAGTAAATTAAAAGAGTTAGAAAATGCGTAAACAAATAGCGGTTAAAGTAATTAAGCCAAAGGTAAAACGTAAAGGCATACACGCTAAAAGCAAAACAAGTTTACTAAAGTCAAGTAAGAACTATAAGAAACTAAACAGGGGACAGGGCAGATGAGATTTAAAAAATTCTTTACACCAAGTAGAACAAGTCCAAAAGGTGGGCGTAGAGCTTGTTTATGCGAAGATAATACCTATTCTATTAAATGTTGTGATGGTAGTTTAAGAGCGCAGGGTATAGGTACAACAACGAAACAATTTGATTATCTATTGCAGGAAAACACCGACTATATACTACAAGAGAATAACAGTAAAATTATATTGTAATGGCAGATAAAAAAATAACTCAATTAAGCAATGCAACCGCTTTAGTTGGTACTGAAATTTTAGTAGCAGTTCAAAATGGAGAAACAAAACAAACAACAGTAAATAAAATAAAAAACACTTTAGTACCTTATAATTTAACTGTTGAAGCGGGACAAACTGTAAATTTAAGTTCTTCAATATTTGAACAAGCTATGTTAATTAAATTAACTTGGAGTGGTGCAGGTGGTAATATGACTTTAAATTTACCAAGCGCATCTGACAATATAAATAGAGCAATTAGATTTATTTCTAATGGTGGCTTTGATACAAATACAAGAGTTTACTTAACACCAATAGGTGGGGATACTTTAGATGGCACGACTAACTATTATCAAATAAATAAAACCTATGAGGGTATAAAGATTTGGAGTGATGGAAGCGAGTGGTTTATTATTCAAAAGAAAGCCTAAAAATGCAAAATTAATTTTTAACCATTATATATTAATATGAACACGAACGATATGATTAGCAAAATCAAAGAAGTTCTAAACTTATCACAAGAAGTTAAGTTGGAACAACAAGCGTTAGACAACGGTACTGTTTTAGAAGCAGAAGCGTTTGAAGCAGGTAATGAGGTTTTTATTATTACCGAAGATGAAAAAATAGCTGTTCCTGTTGGAGAATACCAATTAGAGGATGGGCGTATTTTAGTAGTAGCTGAAGAGGGTTTAATTTCTGAAATCAAAACTGAAGAAGCTGAAGAAGAAGTAGAAGTAGAAGCTGCTGAAGAAGAAAAAGAAGAAATGAAATACGCTACTAAAGAAGAATTGGCAGAGGTCAAGTCTATGCTTGAAGAAATTAAAGCAATGCTTGAGCCAAAAGAAGAAATGAGCGCAGATGAGTTAGGTAACCTTATGACTGAAGAACTTTGCAAACACGAAAAAGTGGAATTAAGCGAAGTGCCTGAAGAAGTACAAGCAGAACTTAACCAACCTGCTGCCGAGCCAATTAAGGCAAACCCTGAAACAAAACAAAACCTATCTAAATTCAATATCTCACAAAACAGAAGAATGAGTACTTTAGATAGAGTAATGGCAAAATTTAATTAATAATAAACAACTAAAAACTAAAATAAAATGAGTGTATCAATTACTTCAACTTATGCAGGTGAATTTTCGGGCAAGTATATTGCTGCTGCCTTATTATCTGCTGACACATTAGACAAAGGCGGTATCACAATTATGCCTAACGTTAAGTATAAGTCTGTAATCAAAAAGGCTTCAACTGACGACATCGTTAAAGATGCTTCTTGTGGATTTGAACCAAATCAAGGGACTTTAACTTTAACTGAAAAAATCCTACAACCTGAAGAATTTCAAGTAAATTTGGATATTTGTAGAAAAACGCTACATCAGGATTGGGAGGCTTCTCAAATGGGATATTCTGCTTTCGATAACCTACCTGCAAACTTTTCTGATTTCGTATTGGCTCACGTTGCTGCTAAAGTAGCTGACCGTACAGAAAGAAACATTTGGTCAGGCGATACAAACACTTCAGGGCAATTTGATGGATTTTCTACTTTATTATCTGTAGATGCTGATTTACCTGCTGCTAACGAAATTGCAGGAACAACTGTAGATGCTTCAAACGTAGTTGCACAGCTTGGATTGATTGTAGATGCTATCCCATCTGCTGTTTATGGTAAGGAAGATTTACATATTTATGTTGCACAAAACATCTATCGTGCTTATGTTCGTGCTTTAGGTGGATTTGGTGCTTCAGGTGTTGGTGCTAACGGTTACGACAATAAAGGAAACAACCAAGTACTTGGTGATTTGTTCTTTGATGGTGTTAAGTTATTTCCAACCGCAGGTTTGGCTGACAATACTGCTATTGCTGCTGAAAAATCTAACTTGTTCTTCGGTACAGGTATCTTAAATGATATGAACGAAGTAAGAGTTATTGATATGGCTGAAACTGACGGAAGCCAAAATGTAAGAGTTATTATGCGATTTACTTCAGGTGTACAGTATGCTCAAGTAGGGGATATTGTTACTTATGGTATCACAAACTCTGCAAACTAATAATAATTAATTAACTAACGTAGAAAGGGGTGGGGAGTTCGCCCTACCCTTTTTTATTTAAAAACACTTTAAAAATATGGCTTGTTCATTAACAACAGGAAGAAAAGTACCTTGCAAAAGTGCGGTAGGTGGTATTAAAACCATTTACTTTGCTGATTATGGTACGCTAGGAGATGCTACTATTGTATCGGGTGAGATTACTGCATTAGCAGGAACGCCTACTTGGTTCCAATTTGATGTTAAGGGTAATTCTTCATTAGAAACTGCTATCAATTCCTCAAGAGAGAATGGCACTACTTTTTATGAAAGTACACTTAACCTTACATTGACTTTCCAAGACAAAGCGACACAAGAAGAACTAAAACTAATTGCACACGCAAGACCACATATTGCTATCGAAGATTACAACGGAAACTTTTTCCTTATGGGATTAGAACACGGTGCTGATGTAAACGGTGGTACTATCGTAACGGGTGCAGCTATGGGAGATTTAACAGGATATACATTAACTGCGGTTGCACAGGAAACTGCGCCACCTTATTTTGTTACTCCTGCGGTTATTACTGATGATGCTTCTGCAACACAGATTGACCCAACTGCATAATTTGAATATAATTAATTAGGGTTTTAAATTAAAGGGTTATCTTTTTAGGTAGCCCTTTTTTTATATCCGTACAATACAAAATATTTATTTTTTGTTTATATATAAGTATGAAGTTAATAGGCACAAGCGGAAATAAGACTTTTAAGATAATACCAAGACAATATATTGAGGGTGGTATTACAGTAAAATTAACAAGCGAAAGTACAGGAACAACTGTAACGGTAACACCTACTGCAACTACTGATAAAAACTATATGAGTTTTGATGCGGTTTTTGGAACTTTAACAGAGGGTGATTTTTATATACTTGAAGTAAAAAACGGTGATGAAGTAATATACAAAGACAAGGTATTTTGCACAGACCAAACAATAAACCAAACTAACAACGATTACTACTCTATTAACAAAGATGAGTATGTACAAGAAGATAGTTTTGATAACGATTATATTATATTATGAACGATTTAAGAGTAGTAAATTTAAGCACATATACAAGCCCACAAATTGTAGAAAAAAGTAATAAGGAATGGGTGTCTTATGGTGCTGATAACAATTACTTTGCCTATCTAATAGACCGATACAATGGTAGCCCAACAAACAACGCTATTATAAACGGTATTAGCGAAATGATTTATGGCAAAGGGTTAGATGCTTTAGATAGTAATAGAAAGCCCGAAGCGTACGCTAAAATGATGACTTTGTTCCATAAGGATTGTGTGCGTAAATTATGTTATGATTTAAAGTTAATGGGTCAATGCTCAATGCAAGTTATTTACTCAAAAGACCGTAAAACTATTGCACAAGTAGAACATATACCCGTAGAGAATTTACGAGCTGAAAAATGCAATGACAATGGAGAAATAGAAGCGTATTACTATTCAGACGATTGGACTAAAGTAAAACGGGCTGATGAAACAACACGCATCCCTGCTTTTGGATATTCAAATGAAGCAATAGAGATAGTATATGTTAAGCCATATAGAGCGGGTTATAAATACTATTCAAGCCCTGATTATCAAGGTGGGTTGCAATATGCGGAGTTAGAAGAAGAAATATCTAACTATCACTTAAACAACATACTTAACGGACTTGCACCAAGTATGCTTATAAACTTTAACAACGGTACGCCTAATGCAGAGGAACGCCAAATGTTAGAGAATAGAATATACCAAAAATTTAGTGGTTCAAGCAATGCGGGTAAGTTTATTTTAGCGTTTAACGACAACCCCGAAAGTGCAGCTACAATAGAGCCAATACAATTAAGTGATGCTCATAACCAATATCAATTCTTAAGTGATGAGAGTGGTAAAAAAATTATGGTAGCACATAGAGTTGTAAGTCCTATGTTATTAGGTATTAAAGATAGCACAGGATTGGGTAATAATGCTGATGAGTTAAAGACTGCATCTATACTAATGGATAACACCGTTATAAGACCATTTCAGACGCTTTTAATAGATGCCTTTGATAGTATATTAGCTTATAACGATATAGCCCTTAAATTGTACTTTAAAACGCTTCAACCGTTAGAATTTACAGACCTTGAGAATGTACAAGACGAAGAAACACGAGAAGAAGAAACAGGCGTTAAATTAAGTGCTGATTTACCTGATGAATTAGGTATTGATATTGCAGATGCATTGATAGATTTAGGACAAGATGAAGAAGAACTATTAAAAGAGTTTGAGGTAATTGACGAAAGGGAAGTAAACTATGAATACGAAACTGAATTAGATGAGGTTATTAATGACCTAAACAAACCTAAAGATAAAAGTTTACTATCTAAAATATGGGAGTTTGTAAGTACGGGAAAAGCTACACCTTATAGAGAAAGCGAACAAGAC